AATATGAACTAGAACCGTATATTGATCCAAAACTCGCAGTTGCATAATATGTGCTGCCTGATACAAATTTAAATTCAGAAACTACACTCGATGTAATTGCCGGGCAAGTTGCTTCACTTATCCAATATGGAGTAGATGCTGTGATATAACCACTACCTGAATATATTAAATAATCATAGGAATATGGAGTACCATCATATTTATCGGCTGTCGATGCTGTTAAATACATTTGCCATTGATCATCATCGATGCCACTTAAAGTTAATATCTTACCATCAACTGCCCCATTTAATTCTAAATAATCGCCACTCGGAGTTGGCCCAGAATTTTCCAAAAATGCTTCATATGATTCATCTTCCCGCTGAATTTTTGGTAGTATAGTATCTTTGCTACGTTCTAATAAATTAGGTTGTATTAGTATGCCGGTTAATTTATCAGCTCGGGCTGGAAGTAGTTGTTCTAATTGTCGGAAGAATGATAAATCAAACAATGTAAACATATTGATATACGCATTGATATCATTTTTATCATTGTATTTTTTCCAATAATTTGCAGCAGCTTGTATTAACTCAGGATATGCTTTTGAATCAGTCTCCCCAGGATCTCCTATATATTGATCTAATTCAGTGTATCCAAATTGTGCGATAATATCCTCATCAATCATTGTTTGCGGAGAAAAATAAACTCCAAGCTTTTTACTATCTAACGGAGCTTTATCAAATTGACTTTGTTCAGCTCTAGTTTTAGAATCCAATATTCCAATCAATTCATTTGATTCTAAACGAATTTTATTATCATCATATGTACCAGACCCAATTGATGGCGAATCATAGTAATACGTTTCTTCAATAGAATCATATGGTGTTGCTGTAGTCCAACTTGTAAATGATGCTGATATAGAAGAAGATTGTGGCTGTACTCCAATTAATGATCCTGTCGTAGAATGATTAATTTTCTGAGTAAGTGGTAATCTAAATACTAGTTCATTATATGGATTAGGACTATTATATGCAGCAGGTGCCTTAACATGATTATCAAAGTATAAATCAGTTAATGTGGTATTCCACAATCTAAATTCTTGTAATTCACCATATAATCGACTGCCTCCACTTGTACCTCCAAGTACTACAGATCCGGATGAATTTAGTGTAGCTACAGCCGAACATGAAACTGCTGCGACAATTTTGCCATATTTAGATTTCTTAGTTGTTAATTTTAAATTAGACCCAGAAGTTTGTAATATAGCAGTAAGCCATCCACCATCAAATAATTCAATAGTATTAGAAGCAGTACCATTAATTTTCATAACACCTAATGTACCGCTCGTATATTCAATTGTTACTACATTAGATCCAACCGTAAGTAAATTCATGGTACTTGGTATAGTTGGAGTCGTAATAGCATTATCTGTTCTGAAACGAACCTCAACAGCGGCTATAGATTGGGAATAATTTATAGTAACGTTACCTGCAGGATTCGCAATTAAATCTAATGCATAATCAAAATTTAATTTTTCATATACCGGTGTTCTGTCTAATCTAGGGCCGCCATATTCATTGATTGATATCATTGATTGCGGAATACCATAACAAGATAACAAAGCTTGAACACTTCGTTTAGTTCCTTTAGATTTTAACAATAATGGCAAGTTGTTCACAATACGACGCCACACGGTATAGGTCATCTCTCTACCCGGTACACTTGGATCTCCAACTGAAATAGATCCAGTTAATGGAATTCCTGCTTCATTTGTACCTAGTACATATTCCCATAAATCTTGATACTGATTACCATCTGTTAAGTTCCAACCAAATTGTTTTGCTACTGAATATAGCAATTCGTTTGGCATTCCTAATTTAGGATTTTCTTCTCGTTTATTAATACGAGTCATATGATTAATGTACGTATACAATATATCATAGTGATGACCTAGCATATTAACAAACATTCCAAGCTCAACACTATCAGCACTATATCGAATTTGTTCTGGTATTGATGCAATTAATGCATTGGTATTTAAACTATCGTATTCTGCTGCAGTAGTAACTAATGTATTAAACCAAGTTGTAAATTGAGGTGCTGATGTAGAAACTAATTGATATGGGTATGTCGATGTAGATTTTGGCACTGGTGTAATATAACTCCCAGTAACAGTTGCTACATTTGGTGATTCGTGTGGTATTGGATATGTGGTAAGAATCGACTCAGATTGATAATATAGATACTGTTCAAATGCATCGAATCCACTAACTAAATTAGTTTTAGTTGTAGTATAATCAATTACATTTGTTGTAGCAACACTGCCAGATAATTGCGATACCACTAAACTTTGTGATGTATAATATTCTAGTAAATCAAGTTTATATCTAAAATTTTGCAATCGTTCAGTCGCTGAACTATAAAATATAAAGTTATTAAAATCAGAATAATCTATGTTTAATGTCATGCCAGACAAACTACCGGAGAAATATGCATCTACAATTTGTTGGGATGTTTGTACTGATGATCCTAATAATTCATTCCAATTTTTAAGGCCAGTTCCTGCTGATATATTATATGACGCATTTGCATACCAATTTGGATTTGCTAAAGCATTAAATTTATTGGCAATATTTTCTGCAATCAATGAAATATTATCAATGTATGCATCTTTTAATTCTTCAACAACCCAACATTTAAAATCAACAGCTATTCCAGTTGGTAATGGCTCATTTAACTTAACATATAAGTATTCGCCGATTACTACACTATTAACAAATAATACACATTGATTGCGACTAAAATTTAATAGATATGATTTATATATAGTTGCACCGGTTTGATTAACCGTCTGTATATAATTTGCAATTTGTTGTAAAAATTCTGGATTATCTGAATCAATTGCCCGTAAACGAATCTCAGTACGATCTGGAGAAATTTCATCAATTCTTAAATGTTGTATGTCATAGTTACCAATTAAGTTTTTAAAGAAATTAACCACAAATTTAAATCGCCCGGAGGTTAAATTTAATTGACTAAATTCATTGTATAAATCAATCCCTACCGGTTGAGTTGGAAATTGAATTAATTGATTGGTAATTTTATCTCGGTATTCTGGTATACGCGATATTGGTGTTACTGATTGGTTTCCAGTTAACCAAACATCATTGTTATATACATGTAATTCTAATTTAGTATAATCATCGGATTCAACAATCTTCGGATTAAAATAAATTGATTCTTCAGCATCAAAACTTAAAAAAGTTGATTTACTTTTAGATAGACGCTCGCCAGAAATAGATCCAGATGCATTTGATATTTCAGTTGTATTTTTATATTGTAATAACATTATGCAATTTCCCGATTCCACAGATCTACATTTTTAGATGCATCTGTAATTACCCAATATGTTTGTTCCGAATTAATTGTACTATATATAAACTCCCTATTCTGATCACATCGAGCCCCAACTCCAAAATAATCGCCTATATTAAATTCATTATTAGTAATAATAACTTCAATCTCAGTATCTAGAACTTCCCATGGTTCTATTATACCATCTTCTCCACGATTACCTACTGGTAAATATGGGCCTTTAAATTGACGATTTAATTCAGTATCAGGTCCTTGTTTGATAATGGAAAACTCAACTATACTTCCACCAGTCGCTGATGTTGGTGTATCGTACCTATGATTAATTTTAGCGCGGAATCGTAAATCAGCTCCACTTTCTTTTACTTCTTTTGTAATATAGTATGAATTAATATTAGTTTGAGGTTGACCTTCAACTACCTCATCTATTAATATACCAGAAAATAAAGTTGATTCTGCAATTTTTCTATTTTCGGATGGTTTATATCTTGCATAAACCGGATCCGGAAGATCGCTAGCTAGATCCAAGTTAATATTAGCAACTCCTGGTACAACTCTAGTAGTAGCAGGAAATTTAAAATATTGAAATTGGGTATCTATTACTTTTAATACTGATTTTGTAATTATTTTTGTAGCAACAGGTTCAATAATTAATAATGCATTGTTCGTAGCATTCTCATGGTATTGTATATTGCCTGCAGTATCTCGCGGAATAATTGAAGTATTGTTTGATGTGGTAGTTAATCCTTGTTGTCTGTATTTTGCATGTAGTGCTAAAACATCTGGATCTATGTATTTTCTTTCGTTTGCCATTATCTAACTACTTTAAAATAAATTTGGTCATCGATATACTGAGTAGTAAATCCATCTGTGATTTTAAATTCTAAACGATAATAGCGCTCTGGCATAAAACCGTTCATATCTAAATAAATGAAATTACTGGTAGCATCACAACTTACTTTATTATAAATATTGTCGTATGGAATAATGGCTTCATCTGTAGCGGCATCAAAAACTGCATAACTAGTTGTAGCAGGCAAATAATTTACAGTTTGCTGTGGGAACAGATTAGTTGGAGATTTTTGCGGATATTTGTTTCTATC